GTGTTTGGCATTTCTACACCAGGACCTGCAGACAGACGTCAAGGAGCGCCTCGATCTGATTATCAGGGAGTAGAGTATTATCATAACAGACTAGGCGGAAGTTCTTTTGTAATGGACGACGGAGACTCGAGTCTCCTAAGAAAAGGCGCAGCAAAAGACTTTGCTCCTAATTATGCCGATCTAAACAGGTCCGAACCAGAGTCGGGCGGAGATCCTACAATACCTCACAATGAAATGCTGCGTCTTAAGACGAGAACAGGTCATCAAATACTTCTACATAATGCAGAAGATCTCATTTATATTGGTAATGCACAAGGAACTTCTTGGATTGAACTAACTTCAAATGGCAAAATAGACATTTACGCAGAAGATTCTATATCTGTGCATACTCAAGCAGATATAAATTTTAAAGCTGATAGAGATATAAATTTTGAAGCAGGAAGAGATTTTAATGTTAAGTCAGGTAGAAATCTACAGATAGAAACTGCTAATGATTTAAAAATTACTGTAAAAAACAATGGACTGATTACTACTGTTGGTAATCTAGATATTAACACTGAATTGTCAAATAGAATTACAGCAGGACAAAACACAGATATACTTTCGATTAACGGAAACCATACAGAACAAACGCCAAACGGTAAAGTATACATGAACGGACCAGATGCTGTAGAAGCAAGTATACAAACAGGTTTTGCAACCTGGACATTGCCAGGAGATCCTAGAGAAACAATAGACATTGTTAGCATATTAAGACGTGTTCCTCAACACGAACCTTGGCCACATCACGAGAATTTAAATCCAGCATTTTACACTCCTACAGAAACAGATGTAAAAAAACAAGAAGACGGTGCTATCACTATTAATCCGCCGGAGACAGCAGAGTATAAGTCTACTGCTGATACTTTTAGGAAAGGCAGCTAGGAGTTAAATACGTTATGGCTTCAACAGAAAAGAATATCTATAAACAGGTTAATATACCTTCTAACAAAAAAGCCCAGCCTCCAGTTACAAGCAGGGCTTACAGAGGTATATCTACCGTTGATCCTGATGCTACAAATTTTGTTTTATATGACATTTCACTTATAAAACAGGATCTACTCAATCATTTTAACATCCAGAAAGGCGAAAAGCTTTCTGACCCAGAGTTTGGCACAATTATCTGGAGCGCAATCTACGAGCCACTAACTGATCCAATCAAAGACGCTATAGCAGACGACGTAACAAGAATTGTAAATTATGATCCTAGAGTTTCTGTCGATAGTATCGTGATAGATGAATACGACAATGGTATTCAAGTAGAATGCACTCTTACCTATCTAACCTACAATATCTCAGAGACACTGCGTATTGAATTTGACGAAAACGCAGGTATTCTCTAGTTAACATACCAGATAATTGTCTAAAATAAATACTTGTATAATAGGAAACATGCATGTCTATTACTAACAGACAAAATAGATTATTAGTATCTGAAGATTGGAAAAGAGTTTATCAATCATTTAGAAATGCGGAATTCCAAAGTTACGACTTTGACAATATTCGCAGAACAATGATCAATTATCTTCGAGAGAACTATCCCGAAGATTTTAACGACTACATAGAGTCATCCGAATATCTTGCTCTAATAGACATGATGGCTTTCCTAGGCCAAAACATTGCGTTTAGAATAGATCTTAATGCTAGAGAAAACTACCTAGAATTAGCAGAAAGAAGAGAAAGTGTTTTACGATTAGCAAGACTGCTTTCGTACAACCCTAAAAGAAACCAAGCAGCAAACGGCCTACTAAAGATAGACTCTGTATCGACTACAGAAGCAGTAAGAGATTCCAACAACGTTAATCTTGCGAATCAAACCGTTGTATGGAATGATCCTTCTAATTCTAACTGGAACGAGCAGTTTCAAAGAGTGTTAAACGCAGCACTTCCTAATAATAATAAAATAGGCAATCCTGCTAAATCAGCAAACATCAATGGTGTTCCAACAGAACAATATAAACTGAATGGAGCATCTAACGCTGTCCCTACCTTTAGTTTTACGAAAGCAGTAGATGGAAGATCTCTCACGTTCGAGTTAGTCTCAACAGACATTGCAGGGGATAGAATTCAGGAAGAAGCACCACTGCCTGGCAATGACTTCGGCTTTCTACACAGAAACGACGGTCAAGGACCAGCAAGCACAAACACAGGTTACTTCTGTCACTTTAGACAGGGCTCGCTCGACCTTGGTGATTTTTCAATTACCAATCCAAGCACAAATCAAGTTGCTGCTATTGATGCTATTAATGTCAATGAAACAGATGTATGGTTATATTCTACAGACGAAAACGGTTTAGAACAAGAACTTTGGACAAGAGTTGATGCTGTAGAAGGAAATAACGTAATTTACAACAGCTTGGAAAAAGATCAAAGAAACATTTATTCTGTGCTTACAAGAGTAGAAGACAGAATTTCTCTAATATTCGCAGACGGCACATTTGGCAATCTACCGCAGGGCGGATTCAGAGTTTATTATAGAACCAGTGCTAATTCTAGAATTCTAATCAAGCCGCAGGATATGAGGAATATAGCGATAAGAATTCCTTATATTTCCCAAACGGGTAGAGCGGAAACTATTACTCTTATCTGTTCTTTAAAATACACAATAGACAATGCCAGTGTATCAGAAACAAACGAAAGCATCAAGACCAATGCTCCTTCTACCTATTACACTCAAAATAGGATGATCACAGGAGAAGACTATCAGATAGCACCTCTCGGCTTAAGCCAAGAAATCATCAAAACAAAATCAGTGAATAGATCATCCTCTGGCGTGTCTAGATATTTTGATTTAATCGACCCCAGTGGCAAATATAGTGCCACAAACATTTTTGCGTCAGACGGAGCTCTATACAAAGAATACATAGACGAAAAGATAGAATTTGATTTCAACGGTCTAACAGAAATAGAAGGCATAATTGTTAATAGAATAGAACCGCTGTTCGAAGAAAGAAATTTATACAATTTCTATCTAGACCAATATCCTAGAATTATAGTAAGAGACCTAGAAAATACCTGGCAAAGAGTGCTTGATCAAACAAATTCTTCTTCTGGGTCTTTTGTTAATGCGGGTGGATTGAGAGCAAAAGTAGGAGAATTTGCTTCGTCTAATCTTAGATTTATAAGAACAAATTCACTTGTAAAATTCGAAGCACCGGCTGGACAATATTTTCTAAACGGCGCCTTGGCACAAGGCATGCCAGGCCCACAAGGCGGATCCACTCAGATATGGACGAAGGTAATCTCTGTCACAGGCGACGGCACAGAAGATTCAGACGCAGGTGTTGGTGCTGTTGTTCTCGCAGATTCTGTGCCAACAGGCGCAATAGTAGCAGAAATTGTAACAGATTTGCCTAACAGCCTAACAGACGAAGTAAGAAATCAAGCAATAGATCAAATATTTTCATTCAACACGTTTGGCATTCGCTACGACAGAACATTAGGTGAATGGCAGATTATTACTCAAAACAATCTTAACACAAACGCTGATTTTTCTATCGGAAAAACAGGCGACACGACAGATAACGAACTTGACGCAAGTTGGTTTATTGTGTTCGAAACTAACGGTGAAAACTATACAGTAACCTACAGAACACTACGATATATTTTCGAGTCTGACCAAGAAGTAAGATTTTACTATGATAGTTCAGACACGGTATATGACGTTACCACTGGCAAAACCATTAAAGACAGAATTTCCGTGCTTGACATTAACACACAGCCAGATTCCGTAGAACCGTTCAACAGAAATTTTGATTGGGAAATTGTAAAAGAATTCAGAGACGAACTAGGTTATGTAGATTCTAAAAAAATTGAAGTTAGTTTCTTTGATTCTGACAACGACGGTGTTGTAGATTCTCCGGACACATTTGAAGACGTAGTCGCGGAGAATACAAATCCCGCAGACAAATTGGTTTTCCTTGAATCTGTAAGAACGAACGACGGTGTTAATGATTTTGTATATGTGTCAAAAGAAGATCTTGGCATAAGAGTATTCAATCAGAAAACAGAATTCGAAAGAGTTCCAAAGAGCGAATTTGAAAACAATCAACTGCTCTACTATGTTCAAGAAGATATATTTGAAAATCTAAACACAGAAACAAACACCACTTCTCTCAATTCGAATTATAGAGCAAGAGTTGGTAGAGACAAACTAAGATTTCAGTATTTTCACTCTGCTGATCAAAACGTAAGAATAGATCCAGGTGCTTCTAATATTATAGACACATTCTTATTGACAAGATCCTACGATCAAGAGTTTAGACAATGGTTAAGCGGAGATATAGAAACCAAGCCTCTGCCTCCGAGCAACGACAGCCTGTTTATTAACTTTGGACAAGAATTGAACAGCATAAAAAGCATAAGTGACGAAATCATCTATCATCCTGTGAAATACAAGATTCTGTTCGGAGACAAGGCAGATCCAGAATTACAGGCCAGTTTCAAGATTGTAAAGAATCCGGATCTTGTAATAAACGACAACGAATTAAAATCGCGAGTAATACGAAGCATCAATAGATATTTTGCTCTTGACAATTGGGATTTTGGAGATGTATTTTATTTTTCAGAATTAGCAGCATATGTTATCAATGAAAACGCTCCAGACTTAGCAAGTTTTGTAATAGTGCCAGTAGAAGGCACAGCATCATTTGGATCACTATACGAAATAAAATCTGAATCAAATGAAATTTTTATATCGGGCGCAACGGTAGCAGATATAGAAATCATAGACGAAATAACCGCAACTGAATTAAGAGCAAGTTCGTCTATTATCACAGAATCTTCAATGGCTAACACAGGCATACAGAGTTCAAGCTTAACAAGCTCCAATATCGGAGGATTTAACACTAATGGCAACTAATGACCAAAATGATTTTCCATTGCCAGGCGGTAATAACGACAAGAGAGAAAGCGCATTTCACCTTCCTAGATATTTTAGGACCGAAACAAACAAGAAATTTCTTTCTTCTACGTTTGATCAATTAACGCAGCCCGGCGTTGTAGAAAAAATAAACGGTTATTTTGGCCGAAAAGCATCGCCTGCGTTTAGACCAGACGATTTCTATATTGGTGATGTGTCTAAACAGAGAGAAGACTATCAGCTAGAACCTGCTGTCGTTGCCAAAGATTCGATAGACAATGTTACCTTCTATCGCGATTACAATGATTATATAAATCAAATCTCAAATATAGGAGGTAACACAGACGATCATTCTCTGCTTAATAGACAGGAATACTATGCGTGGGATCCGCACATAGACTGGGACAAGTTTGTAAATTTCAGAGAATACTATTGGCTCCCTAATGGCCCAGATCCTATTCCTGTTGCGGGCGAATCGTTTGACGTTGAAACTACCTATTCTGTTACATCTGTAGATAATGGGGATAACTTTGCTTTTGTTTTTACACCAGACGGTTTAACACAGAATCCAGACATCACTTTATACAGAGGAGTAGCATATCGTTTTGTAATAGATTCACCTGGTGTTCCTATCAGCTTTAGAACAGAGCGCTTAACTGCCCGAGCCTGGACGCCATTTACATCATACTCAACTGGCGAAACCGTTCTTGTAGATTCAAAAATCTACATTGCTACTCAAGATCATAGATCCGACGACGAATTCGAAAAAGACGCAGACAAATGGGATAACAACGAAGATCTCAATCTTTCTAGAACAATACCCGTCCAAGGCGTAGAACAAGGCACGGTTGAATTTACGCTGGACGAAAATTCTCCTGATTTTATCTACTATGTAAGTGACGTAGATATAAATGCTGGCGGCCTAATTAGAATATACGATCTCGAAGAAGCAAGTTTCATAGACGTAGAAAAAGAAATCATAGGAAAGAAGACCTATAGAACAGGTCAAAACTTTGATCTTTCAAATGGAATGAAAATCTTCTTCCAAGGTAAGACTTCGCCAGAATTCTATCAAGAAGGCTATTATTATGTGGAAGGTGTAGGCGAAGAAATTGCTCTTGTTCCCGAAGCAGAACTGACTACGCCTACAGACTTTTTACAGAATGAAATCATAGAATTCGACACAGAAGCCTACGATACAACTCCCTATTCTACAGCGATAGGTTTTGCTAGAGAAAAAGACTACTTTACAATTAACAGAGCAAGCGGCGACGGAAACCTTTGGTCCAAATACAATCGCTGGACTCACAGAGACATCATAGAAACCGCCGCTCGAATCAACAACACAGAATTGGTTATAGACCAAAACCAAAGAGCAACAAGACCTATAATTGAATTTGAAGCAGGTCTAAAACTTTTTAACTTTGGCACAGCAAAAAAACAGGCAGTTGATCTTGTAGATGATTTTACCAAAGACGTGTTTTCTACTATAGAAGGAAGCACCGGCTATTCTGTAGATGGTGTAAATCTAGTAGAAGGCATGAGAGTGTTATTCACAGCCGATCCTGACACGTTTGTATCTAATAAAACTTTTCAAGTTTCGTTTATTACGTTCAAAGGTGAAAGACAGATAGCTCTCGTAGAAGCAGAAGACGCAGAGCCTTTGATAGATCAAACCGTGCTTTGCCTACAGGGCAGAACCTACAGAGGTAAAATTTTAAGTTATGACGGCGACACATGGAGTCTATCACAGCAGAAAGAAAGTGTAAATCAACCTCCTCTATTTGACGTATTCAACTGCGACGGAGACAGCCTTGCTGACCGAGAAGTATATCCTTCCAGCGACTTTCAAGGAACTAGAATTTTTTCCTATAGCATGGGCAATTCTCCTATAGACCCAGAACTGGGAATTCGCCTAAACTATAGAAATATAAGAAATATCGGTGACATTCTGTTTAGGTTTGATCTTTTACAAGACAGCATAACTTTTTGTCCAGACAATTTACAAGTTTTAGAGGAACAGACAGACCTTGGTTTTCTTAAAAAGTTTGTTTCAAGAACGAATTTTGTATGGTATAACGGTTGGAAGAAAGGTTTTGAATTAAGCACACAGCCTGTCGTAAGACAATTTGTAGTAGCGAATTCCAATACCACATTCCCTATCGACGTCTATGACGAATCTGCGCTAATTGACGATTTGTATGTAAAGGTTTTTGTTAATAACGCTCTACAATTTCAAAATAGAGATTACGAATTTGTCACGGGTTCTAACAACACACTTCAAATACAATTTCAAAGAACTTTGGACAACGAAGATGTAGTGTTAATAAAAACAAAATCAAGCCAGCCGAAAAACCAAAACGGCCTGTATGAAATACCTTCAAATCTCGAAAGAAATCCTCAAAACGAAAATTTCGAATTTATTACCCTTGGTGAAATAAATGATCATGTTCAAACGATAGTAAGCGAAATAGACGAATTCGAAGGAGCGTTTCCTGGAGTAAGCAATCTACGAGACCAAGGCACGGTTTCTCAATTTGGCAAAAGAATAGTAAAACACTCTGCGCCTTTGAGTCTTGCGTTATATCATTTGGATCGAAATCCTGCTAACATTATCCAAGCAATTAGATATTCCAAAAACGCATACAGCAAGTTTAAAAGAGAATTTGTAGAAATTGCTACAAGACTGGGCTTTGAAGGGCCTACTACTAAGCATTTTAATCAAGTAATGCGTGAATACGCTGCTAACAAAACAAGGCAGAGCGAGTTTTTCCAAACAGACATGTTAGCATACGGAGCTGCCGAAATAAGCGAATCAAGAATTACGTTTGATGGCGAAGTATTTTTTGCGCTGTCTCAACCGTTTGATCCTAATGTGCTAAGTTCAAAATCCGTTCTAGTTTATAAAAATCAACAACAACTGCTCATAGGCTATGATTACACAATTACAGAGGAAAATTTTGTCCAATTAACAGAATCTCCATCAGTAGGAGACACAATCACGATCTACGAATATGAAACTACAAACGGCAGTTTTGTTCCTGCCACGCCTACAAAACTGGGTTTGTATCCTCTGTTTAAGCCAGAGAAGTTTGTAGATGACACCTATCTAGAGCCCAGAGAAGTTATACAAGGCCACGACGGCAGTATTACAAAAGCATACGGCGACTTCAGAGACGATCTACTACTTGAATTAGAAAAAAGGATCTATAATAATATAAAAATCGCCTATGATCCTAATATATTTGACATAAACGATTATGTGCCGTCAGAATTTAGATCTACTGGACTAACCAAAGACCAAATAGACGATTCTATACTGCCAGATTTTATTTCCTGGACAAATCTCGTAGAAGCAGATTACACCGAAAATAACTTCTACGAAAGAACTAATTCGTTCACCTACAATTATACAGGCACAGGATCAATTCGAGACGAAGTTATAAGGGGCTATTGGAGAAGGATTTACAAGAACCTCTACGACACAGACAGACCTCACACGCATCCCTGGGAAATGCTCGGCTATTCAGAAAAACCAGAGTGGTGGGAACAGACCTACGGACCTGCTCCTTACACAAGAAACAATTTGATATTATGGGAAGATCTGGAACGAGGTATAATTAGAAAGCCTGACGAAAACATAGAATTTGCCCCCAAGTATGCGAGACCGGGTCTTTCTGCTTTTGTTCCTGTAGATGCTGCGGGACAACTGCTTCCGCCGCTTAAAACCAACTATGTAAAAACCTACAACAGCTATGAACTAGACAATAGATTTCAATTTGGCGACGAATCTCCTGTAGAAACTGCGTGGAGAAGGAGTTCAGAATATCCTTTTGCTCTTATATCTGCGTTAATTCAAAATCAGCCAAACAGAGTTTTTGCTACTGCGTTTGATAGAAGTAGAACGTTCCGCACAGGTATAGACGAACTATCCTATGAAGCTGCTAATAGACAATTGACGCTATCCGCACTTAAATTCCCAAATAGACAAACCGACGAAGATATTGTTTTAACTTCTGGCCTGGTAAATTGGATAAGAGATTACATAGATTCAGATCAGGCCTATGAAACATATCAACAGGAACTAAAAAGTCTAGAAGTTCAACTGGGATTCAAACTGGCAGGATTTTCTAACAAAGAAAAATTAAAACTCTTGCTTGACAGCAGAACTCCTCTCAATCAGGGAAATGTTTTTGTTCCAGAGGAAAACTATCAGATATTTCTTAACACAAGCACACCGATACGGAATATTTTTTATAGCGGTGTTTACATAGAAAAAATACCAAGCGGCTTTATTATAAGAGGCTACGATGAATACAATCCTGTATTCACTTACTACAGCTACATAGAAAAACAATCAGACTCTACGATAAATGTAGGCGGTGTAAGCGAAGCAACTATTGAGTGGGATGAGAGAAAATTTATTTCCAAAGGTGCGGTTGTAGTATTTCAGTCAAGATTCTATAGAACACTTGAATCACATACAACTTCCACACAATTTGACGCAGACAAGTTTGTTCAACTGCCAGAAGTGCCTAGAGAAGGCGGTAGAGACATCGTAATCCGCACGCAGTTCGACAGATCACAAGAACGAACCATCAAATACGGCACGGTAATAGAAAACATACAGGAAGTAGTAGACTTTCTGCTAGGCTACGGAGATTGGCTAGAAGCAAAGGGATTTGTGTTTGATTACTATGAAGCAGAAAACGGTTTTGTAGCAGACTGGCAGACAGCAGCGAAAGAATTTGCGTTCTGGACATTACAAAACTGGAGTGAAGGTTCTGTAATTTCTCTATCACCAGGCGCTTTCGAATTGAGATTTAGACCAGAAAATGCCATGGTAGGTGATATCTATGATACATTTTATGGGTATAGCCTATTCAAGGTAGATGGTAAGCCTTTAGAGCCTCGATACGTTGCTCTTACTCGAGAAAACGAAAACGAATTTAGAATAAGAACTAGAGCAACAGAAGATGGTATTTTTGGTGTAAGAATCAGCCTTATACAGAAAGAACACGCTGTTATTATAGACAACAGAACCGACTTCGGCGATATAATATACGACCAAGGACCGGGCTTTAGGCAAGAAAGAATCAAGGCTCTGGGTTATAGAACTACAGAGTGGAACGGCTCTCTCAACATACCTGGATTTGTGTTTGATGATGCGAGAGTCACAGAATGGCAGCCTTGGAGAGATTATGCGATAGGCGACCTTGTAAAATACAAAGAATTTTTCTATGCTGCGAAAAACAGAATTCCTGGCGCAGCAGTGTTTAATGCAGATGATTGGCAGTTGCTGGACGAAAGGCCAGAATCAAGACTGTTACCAAATTTTGATTACAAGACAAATCAATTTGCGGATTTCTATGATCTTGATACAGACAATTTTGATGCGGAACAGCAAAAATTTGCGCAGCATCTAATAGGCTATCAAAATAGAGACTATCTTGCTAATATTATAAACGATGACGTAAGTCAATACAAATTCTATCAAGGATTTATTCAAGACAAAGGCACACGTAATGCTCTAACAAAACTTTTTGACCCGCTTGGTTCGCAGGATCGAGAAAGCCTTGAGTTTTTCGAAGAGTGGGCAATCAAAGTAGGCCAATATGGTGCCGTAGATGGTTTTGAAGAAGTAGAATTTGTCGTAGACGAAACTCAAGTTTCTACCGATCCTCAAACATTTGAATTGGTTGATTCAGTTGACGCAGATTACACAGGCAGGGTAATCAAACTGCTTCCCGGAGAAGTCTATCTCAAACCAGAAAATTACACACACTCTATTCCTGTGTCGAAATTTGTGACGAAAGGCTATGTTCAAGACAGCGGTTATGTCGCAGAAGAAGATGTTGACTTTAGAGTAGACACATACGATGATATTTTAGACATTGACTACAATCAAGCAACTCTAGGATCTACCGTATGGGTAGGAAACCTAGAACAGGATTGGGATGTATACACTCTCTTAAATTCGGACATCACGGTTGAATCCATCATAGAATCAGGCAGTCAATTTGTTTTAGAAATTTCAACAGGAATTTTTGATCTAGAAATAGGTGAAATCATAAGTCTAGACTACACAACACAGGACGGTTTTTACAAGATAGAAGACATAGTTTCCAACGAAGTTTACGTTTCTGGACCAAACAATCTTGAAATTCAAGAAAATTATGCTGCTATTAACAAATTGATTTCTTCTAGGTTTGAATCCGCAAGAGACGTTAATCGTGCTATCAACGAAATAGAAAACGGTCTTTCCGAACTCTACCTAGATAAAGACTTGAACAACCGATGGAAGGTTCTCGAAAGGTCAAGTTCTCTCGTAGAATCAGAAGAAATAAACAACCCGAATTCTGTTCCGGAGTCTTTTGGCACATCGTTTGCTGTAGATTCTAGAAACACCGTTCTTGTTGTAGGCAGCCCCAACGACGAAGATGGCAAGGTTTTTGTATATGTAAGAGCAAGTGCTTCAGGCAATTACAAACTGGCACAAACACTTGTTCTTCAAACAGGTATAGCGGACTCGGGATCTCGTTTCGGATCTTCTGTAGCAGTATCGCAAGACGGTAGATGGATCGTTGTGGGTGCTCCGGGTGCCTCTAACGTTGCCAGTCTATATCAAGGAGACTTCGACGAAAACAGAGACTATGCTATAGGCGATGTTGTAAGGCTGCGAGACAACCTATGGCGTGCTACCGCACCTATTCAGAGATTTTTGGAAAGTGTGCCTCTAGGATCATGGAATTCCTATCTACAAAATCTCATTGAAAAAGGATTAACAGGTGAAAACGACGAGCAAGTAGAAGTCGTTCTAGCTGGTAATTATCCGCTTGTTTCAGTTGGCGCCGACCCAGACGAACAAAACATAGCAGACCATTTCCTTATAAGAGCACCTTTGGACCAGTATCAGGGCTCTTCTGTGGGAGATCAAATAAAGGCAGAATGGAACACACTATCATATGCCTATCAAGATCAAACACTATTAACAGAACGTCAGCCTTTCAACGGCGATTTAGCAAATTTCGATGACTCTAATCTTACAGGATTACTTACAATCTCCGATAAGATAGAAACCGTTCTTTCTATTCCTAATGCCACAGCAATTCCGGAAGCAGGACAGACAATTGAAACAGCAAACGCAGTAGGAACAATTGCCTATGTTTATAATATTGGTTCTGCCTTGAGTATCTATATCAAAGATCAAAACGGTGACTTTGACATAGAAGGCACTGCTATTACAGGCATTGGTGAATTTATTGGTCAATACGAAAAAGTAGAGCCTGTAGAAAACACCGCAGATTTTTCAGATGCCTTTGGTGGCTTTTGGAAGATAGATGTTGCGCAAAACTACGAAGTAAATGGAAAAAACAGCGACACAGGCAGAGGATTAGTAATCTATGATTTTGTCCCTCAAGGAGAAACCAATCAAAACAGATTCTACGAAAACGTATTAAATTTTGAACCGCCTGCGAATTCAGGGCCCGATGATAGATACAGCGAAATTACGACATTAAGTTATGAAGGCCTTCCTGGACCATACGATCAGGCAAACTTTCAACTGGAAAGTGACTTATTTGTAGTTAGGGCACCGAAATCTATATCAGATCGTGTTGCCCCAGGTGACGAAATTGATCTATTTTACAATCCTGTTCCCAGCTACGAAAATGGTGTAATCAAAGATATCACAGACACAGGTCTTTCAGTTGCCGATGTCAATAAGAGACACACAATAGAATATGTATGGGATGGCTACATTGACATTACAATTCTCGGCTTTGAATCCGGCAGAGTAGTAGAGCCCTATGACATCTTTTCCGAATTTGTTCAGTTAGACCCGGTCACAGAACAGCCAATCCCGCAAATAATTCAAGATGCGGAAGGACTAGGAACAGCAGAAGTTCTATTCTATCAGAAATTCAACAACGACGATGCTAGAATATACATTCGAAACATACAAGGCGACTGGGGTCTTGGCAGAGATTTCGGTGAAAATAGAACAATAAACTTCCTCGCAGACGGATCAGGTGACGATTTCTATGATCCCGACTCTGGCTTTAGAACAATAGGCCAGCTAGACAGAAGATCATTCCCTAACGACGATTTCGGAATAGGCAAGATGCTAGTGTTTAAAAAACAAACACCTGTTCTACTAGAAGACATTCAAAACCCAAGACTGCTAGAAGCAGAATATTGGTTTTATAGAGAAGAAACCGTACTAGGATCTACTCGTCCTGCGAATGTTCCCAGTGTTATAAATGCGGACTGGGACAAGGTATTTTCAGTAGAAGCCAGTGCGGGCGGTGATCCAAGTGGTTTATCAAACGAAGGCGTTGTGTCTGTGTTTGAAAGAACGGGCAAGGTAGAATGGACAAACTACAAAAACCTAATCGTACCAGATAGAAAGACCGACAACCAGCTAGGTAGTCAAATAGAATCTGCCACAATAAACGGTTTAGAAAAAATATTTGTAAAAGCAGACGAATCCGTAGCGTCACAAAACCAAGAATACGGAAAAATTTACTCCTTTAAACGAGGCGATTCTAATGGATTCTTCTATGATTGGGAACTCTGTATAGATAAAAACTACGCAGGAGAATATGTAGAAACTGCCGCAACTGACGATATAATTTATTCAGAAGGCGATGTTGTATTTCGCAATGACAAACTCTATCGAGCAGTCACCAATGTGATTCCTAAACCATTTGACGAAACAGAATGGGAATTAATTACAACGCCCGTAGACTATCTAGGCTACATACCAAATGATTCGGGATTGGTGTTAGACAACGCAGATATCTCCGTTCTTGATGCCGCCGGCCTTGTAGAATTTGCGAGAGATTATGCTGTATCTCGTAATGGAGAAATTATTGCGTTGTCCGCAAGATACGACGACAAAGACACCGTTCTAGTTTATAGAAATCTAAACGAATTCTACATTCTCGATCAAACAATTCAGCCTGACCTAGCAGATCAAGACTATGGAATTTCAGTTTCGATAACGCCAGACGGCAGATTTATTGCTGTTGGTGCTCCAAGGAATAGTGAAGGCAATATCGATCAAGGCAAGGTGTATGTGTATCAACAGATATCCGGCGTTTTCGAACTTATTCAAACACTTGTAGGACCTACAGAGGCGATCGGAGAGCAGTTTGGAACACGTGTAGAATTTTCAGACACAATTCTCGCAATAACTTCTAAAAATTCAAATGCTTCTGCTGTTACTACCTTTGACAATCAAACTACTACTTTCGATAAGCAATTTACAATGTTTGTGGATCAAACCGAAAACACAGGAACCGTAAGACTTTATCAGATTGAGGATAACACTGCGCTATATTTCCAAACCGTTGATTACGACAGAGGCGTAAGATTCTTCGGTGAAAATATTTTACTTGCCAATGAAGTTTTATATGCGTCTCTGCCAAAACTATCAACAGATCGCGCAGAAGGCGTTTTGATTGAATATAAAAAAGACAGCGAAGACAATTTCTGGAGCATTAAGAAACAGATTAAACCTACGATAGATGTCGATAAAATCAAACAGGTAATTCTTTACAATACAAAAACCAATCAACTAATAGAATACCTTGATTACATTGATCCTCTACAAGGAAAAGTTGCCGGAGTAGCAGATCAAGAAATAGATTTCAAAATGTATCAAGATCCTGCTACTTACACAGACGGCACTCAAGGCAACATTAATAAAACAAATAGCTGGGGAGCAAGACAGGTAGGAAAAGTATGGTGGGATCTTTCTAATGCGAGATTCCTAAATCCATATCAAGGAACCGTAACTTACTCTGCAAATAATTGGAACACGTTATTCTCCGATTCTAACTCTATTGACGTCTATGAATGGGTAGAATCCGCACTGCTTCCGTCAGAATGGGATTCTAGATCAGGAACAGAACAGGGATTTACACAAGGTATCACAGGCACCACACGATATGGTGATGACGGATATGTCACAAAGAGAGTGTATAACGAAGTTACAAACACTTTCAGTAACAGATACTACTATTGGGTAAGAAACAAGAGCACGGTTCCTGTCGTAGAAAATCGCAACCTCTCCGCAAGAGATATTGCTCAATTAATTTCAGATCCAGCAGGTCAAGGCTACAGATTTGCTGCGTTTATAAGCAAGGATGAATTCGCAATCTATAACAGCAATTCTCTATTCAAAAATCAAGATGTTGCTCTTGGCGTTCAATACTACACTATTGAAAATCAAGATGCTAATGTTCATAATCAATATCAGATACTAACAGAAAATCTTGAATCCAGCAGGCCAAACCAAGACGTAGAAGCAAAGTGGTTCGATAGTTTGGTAGGATTTGATCAAGCAAGACGCCCTGTTCCTGACCCTGCTCTAAATCCAAAACAGAAATACGGTATTCTAAACAGACCAAGACAGAGTTGGTTTGTGAATAGAATAGAAGCACTAAAACAATTTGTCGAAAGACTCAACAGAGTGCTAATTGACAATCTCATAATAGACGAAAAGGACATTTCTGGTTTATTAGATACGGATCCTAAACCGTCAATTGTGTCAAACAGATACGACAGAACAGTAGAAACTGAAATAGATCTAGAATTTATTGGCATTACAAGAGCAAGACCTGCCGTTCTTAAACCTGTAATCGATAACGGCAGAATCGTAGATGTAGATATAGTTGATGCTGGCAGATCCTATCAGAGACCTCCTACAATCGAAATCATAGGCACAGGCACTGGCGCAGAATTAGAATTAGAAATAGACACACAAGGTAGAATAGTATCTGTAGAAATTGTATCAGAAGGCGAATACTACAATGATGCTACTACAATTCTTGTGAGACCTTTTGCTGTGCTGGTAGAAAACGATTCTACGATTGACGGAAAATGGGCAATCTATCAGAGAAATCGAGATAACACTGACTGGATACGTATATCAAGCCAAGCCTATGACGTAACAAAGTATTGGGAATATCAAGATTGGTATGCTGCAGGATATAATGCTAACACAGGCATTAGCTTCCTTATAGATTCTTCCTACGAGCTGTTTGGTCTAAATGATGTAATTGGCGACATTGTAAAAATCAAGAATATTAACAGCGGCGGCTGGTTGCTGTTAGAAAAAATCGCAGACAATGACTTTATAGACTATACTCAAAATTATAAGACTATTGGTAGAGAAAATGGAACCATACAAATTCTGCCAAGGCTATATGACACAGCGAGAAACCTAACAGGCTATGACGTTACTGCGTTTGACGGTGTTAATTTTGATGCTCTACCTACAACAGAAACTAGAAAAATTCTCGAAACAGTTAGAGACGACATTTTGGTAGATGACCTAGCAGGTGAATACAATGGCTTATTCTTTGCTAGCCTTAGATATGTGTTTGCGGAACAGAATTTTGTAGATTGGGCGTTCAAGACCAGTTTTGTAAAAGCACAGCACAATGTAGGAGAACTAGAACAGAAACTTACATTCTCCAATGATAATCTAGCGTCATATGAAGAGTATGTGAAAGAAGTAAAACCTTATAAGACAAAGGTAAGAGAGTATCTTTCTACTTATGACAACAGAGATAACACGGAAACCGTTGTCACAGACTTTGATTTACCTCCGCGTTTCGTAGAAAGCGAACAGAAAATTCTTCCATTCAAAACCGTTGTTAGAAACAACGAAGTTGTAACAAGCGACGGTGATATTGTCCAGGATCCTTATTCTAACTGGATCGAAAATTTCACACATCGTGTTATAGAAATAGACGTAGTAGATTCTGGACAGGGATACACGAATAGACCAGTCGTAGAAATCACCGGCGGCGGGGGCACAGGAGCAACGGCTCAAGCGTCTCTCGGCGCAGGCGGCACCGTAAGTCAAATTTCTATTGTAACACAGGGATCAGGCTATCTGTCAAGTCCTCAGGTCAATATTATAGGATCAATAGAAGAAGGCGGAACACCAGCAAGAGCAGTTGCTAGAATAGGCGATAATCCTGTAAGAACTGCTTCTGTGAAAATCAAGTTCGACAGAACAAGCGGCAACTTCGAATTTGTGTCACTAGACACCACAGAAACATTTACAGGTAGTGGATTTAGACAGGAGTTCGATCTCAAGTGGCCAATGGATTTAAGAAGCGACAGAGTATCTGTGTTCATTGACAATGCTCCAGTTCCAAGAGGCACATATTCATACGAAAATGTCGTAGATAATTCTAAAACCTATGAAAGATCATTGGGCAGAGTTGTTATAGATCCTGCCCCTGCTGCGGGCACAGAAATTCGCATAGAATACAGAAAGGCACTGGATATTCTCAAAGCCGCAGACAGAATAAACTTTGAATACGATCCCAAGGAAGGCGATCTAGGAAAATATCTCGGCCAATTAATGTACGGTGTGGATTACGGTGGTGTAGAAATCACTGGTTTTGATTTTTCAGGACAGACTGGTTGGGATAGTCAGGGTTGGTTTGCTCAACCGTGGGATGTGTTTGACACAGACTTTGAAGATGAAATTATCAACCTAGACGGAAGCACAATTACCGTTGAGCTTTCACAACC